AGCGTATGCGGTTTTTTGGCGGCCAGCGTGTCGGTGATCTCGGCAGCGCGCAGGTCAAAAAGTACGTCGACCGTCCATGCTACGAAGGCCACAATATAAGCCCATAATTTAAAATCAGCCACCGCGCTGGTGTGGTCCAGTGCCGCCAGTGTTTCATCGCTGTTTACCTTGCTGATGATCTGGCCGTTCCAGTATTCTATTGTTTGTGCCATATTAACTTACTATAAAATCGTATTCAATTATCCAATACTCTATCCCGGCGGGGGCAAGCACCTGTACATCAGCGACCGACGAAGCGGGGCTGATGCCGTAGGTCGCGAAGTAGCTGGCTACTTCAAATACGCTTACCCTACCCGCATCTATCGTTGCCCCTGGCTTCAGCGCATCCGTTATCCCAATTCTGTTCAGGGCAGCAAGCGCAAACACGTTTTCCGCTGTCCCCGTGTACTGCGTGGCGATATCGGCCAGTGCCTGGCCTGCCTTAATTATCTTATTATTTGACATAGTCTCCTCTGATATTTAAAAAGCCGTTTTCAAATCCCATGCCCTGGATCGCCACGCCGTCCTGACTGAAGCGAAGCCTAATCTCACGCAGCAAATCCTCACCGGCGATACTTCCTTCATCATTCAAAAACTGGAACGTACCAACCGTAGCCAGCGGCGCCTGCCGGTATTCTCCCTTTTCAGCCAGCAACAGCTTCCGCTGCTGCTGCTGGTTACTTTCACCGCGAACGAAGTCGCCGTTTACGATCAGCAGATCGTCATTGTCATCCATCAGGTAATCAATCATTGTAAATGCCCGTTAAAAGTTCCTGTTACCGGGTTGCTCCCGGCTGTCAAACCATTGTTGTATATGATGTCGGCTGTCCTGATATATGCTTCCAACCTATCTGCAAAAGCATCGATAAAAGCGTCCAGCGCCGCATCTCTGTCCCCGGATGCCTCATAGGTCCGGGTATAGACCTCTTTCAGGCCCGCTTTAAAATCTTGTGTATCCAGGCTCATGGTAAAAGATCATTTATGCGTTCAATCAATTCGGTTATAGCGGGCACGTCCTTCGGAGCAGCGATACTTAATACGCCGCGGACCAGGTCATTCAGGATCTTCCCCAGGGTATCTCCGCCCTTACTGACCAATAAACCTTCAGGGTCGACCCGCAGAACTGTGTTCCCGGTCGTTATCCGGTACATGGCGATCTGATCGCAGGCGATCACGATATAATCATCATCTGCCAGCTTCCCGATCACTACCGGAGAGCCCGCGACCGGCAACACATCAATACTTTTCCTGTCACTCATCACCGCTCTCAGCCGCACGCCGTAGACCTCTGCCTCATCCAGCAGTACGTCACAGGTAAAAGCGTCCTGATCCACTGCAACGACAACAGCATCATGAAAACTCACCGGGCCGCCTGCATGGGCGAGCTTTACAAACGACCTTCTTAGTTTATTTAATTCATTCATTTGACCTCCGTGTTAGTTGAACTTTCCGACAAACGGTAGGTTAGTTGGACCTTTCGCTCTCCCCCGTTAACCCCGAAACCAACCTCGGTACCCTCTATAAAGTAGGTACCAGCCCGGCCACCGTCATACCGGGCATCAAAAATGACTGCCTTCCAGCCGGGTTTGCAAAAGGGTTCGAGCAAGCCCGAAAGCGAACCTTCATAACCATCATATTTCAGTTGCTTAAGTCCGTTTTTCGCGAGGGAGGCCAGGCTGTCCGGGTGGCCGGTAAACGGGATATTGCGTTCCTCTACTGCACCTCCCGGATCTCCAGCCTCATAAGTGGTGACAGCGCCGGTCCGGCTATGCTGTTTTATCCTGACCAGTACCTTGGTTTCCTTAGCTGATCTGATCTTCAGGTCTGGCTGATCGGAGGCACAATTATAGCCTATCTTATAAGTCACCTGTTCCAGGTTGGTCATGCTTTCAGTAATACCCCCGGTCACTGTTGTCCTGGTTTCCTCCGTGCCGGCATACAGAACGTTATCATCAAAATAAACCGTCAGGAACATTTGATCCTTCAGGGACTCCAGCACCTGGAGCCCGTTCCTGTTCGGTATCCGGTAATTGATCAGCGGCATGTCCGGTATGTCCGGGCTTAAAACGATATCTGTCCCTGCTATAACCTGCCCCAGAACCTCGCGTAGCGTGGTTTTCTTCCAGCTGGCCAGTATGTTCCTGTTGCGGAGCTGCCATGCATAGCCTTCCATTTCAATGCTGACCGGCGTGGTAATATTGACCCGTCTGACAAAGCCCCGGAACTCGTTCTGCAGCACACCGTTGTATCCAAGGTCGATGCTGACCGGGTCACCCTCCCTGAATAGTTTGGCTATATCGATACTTTCAGCCCGACGGTTAGCGGCACTGCCCGGTTCTCCCAACCCCGCGAAACCAAGTGCGTCCCTGATGGCAGGGATCTCCCTGACGATCCGGACGGCACCGGGTATTTTGAGAACTGCGCTGTCGACGATCGTATGAATGTTCTTTTTGATCACCAGGTCGTTGACGCCACCGGCAAAGCTGTAATTGCCTATGTTGATAATGCTGTTCAGTACAAAAGCCATTACTTTGAATTTGAATCGATCGTTAATTTTAAAATGCTGTCGCTTTTCATTTCCATTGCGAAGTCACGGACGCCTATCACCCTTGGTTTTTCAGGAATGGACAGCTTGTAGATCAGCACGCGATCATCTGCGGAAAGAAAAAGGTCTGAATAAGCTGATTTCAACCGAACCTCCTCTTTGCTCTGAAACACATATTTGAGCGCCTGCAGCTCGTCACCGGGTAATTGTTCCTGATATCCGATCACGAAACCTTTGACCGAGATGCTCCAGTCCTTCATGCTGATGATCTGCTTGGCCGTTCCTCCGGCCTCCGACATTTCTGTTTCCTTGATCATTTTTTCGCGTTCAAAGCCGATGACGGTATAGGGGAAAAAATATTCAATCTGGCCGACCATAATGGTCAGCGGGCAGAATACCTCGCGCCCTATTGTATCTTCGCCGCTGTAATAGGAATTACCATAAGGGTTCGTCAGCATTGGCGCACGCGGGCTGAAATTATAGGAACGCTCTGCCGCTGCAGACGGCAACTCCGGGATCTGGGCAGGCTTATAGCCGTACAACTGCCTGAAAATGGCTGCGATGTCAAAGACAGTATCTGATTGGTTTATTGTTAACATTAGTTGGGGTTTACTGCGGCATTACCGCTGTTAATTACCTGGTTAAACATTTCGATGAATATGGCCCGGATCTCGGCTGCGCCTTCCGTAACGCTGGCAGCATGCAGGCTGATCTGATCCACGCCAAGCTTGGCGATATTGATGACCTGGTTCCGTTGCCCGCCGCCGCCGATTCCCTTGGCAGTCTCGCCGACCGTTGCAGGAACAGTTCCTGCCGATCCTAACGCAGCGTGCGTTGTTACTCCTGTGGGTATCCACTTTTCGGACGGGGAACTGCCGTTTTCGTTTTTACGTTTATTCCATTTAATACCTATCCCGTTCCAACCGGCCTTTACAGATTGCAAATGCCCGGCGAACTCCCTGCTGTTTTCGGCCAACTGGGCTGCACGTTTCCTGTTCAGCGCACTGATCTCTTTGTCTGCATCTGTACTGATGTGAGCGGTGAGTACACTTTTTGCGCCCGAAAAGTCTCGCTTTAGAGCCAGGTCAATAGCCCGGGCGGTGTTGCTGATCAGCTGGCCGATATACTGGAAGATACTTTTGGCTTTAAGATAGAGAAAATCGAATGTATAAACCCATTCCTGGAATGATTCTCTAAAAAGCACCTTGGCTAAACCAAAACCGCTTTTGATGATCTGCCAGATAGATGTAAATGTTTTCCCTACACCTTCCAGATTGCTGATTAGCCATACGAGCCCGCCTACCAGTACTCCCACGAGCACGATAGGCCAAAGCATCAATCCATCGAGTATGGCCTGCCATATTACCGCGCGCTGTGTCCAGGCAGAATATAAGCCCCAGGCAATTGCCATCGCTCCGATCCCGGCTGCGATCTCATACATAAGCGGCTTGTTGCCTGCAAAGCGGCTGAGCAGATCAGCAGCAAAGCCAAGGGCGGGCAGCAACGCCATTCCAATGGAAACACCCAACGACTGAATTGTTTCCCGGAGCGCCGCTATTTTACCTGCCGGGCTTTCTCCCATACGCTGCATTCCATTATGAAATGTACCCATCGGGCCCGTAGCGTATTGCAGCGTTTCTGCAAGTGCCTGGAAGCTGATCTTGCCTTTATCTACATCTTCCCTGAGTTCGGCGGTAGTCCGGCCCGTTTTCCGGCTCATCTCAAGCAGCGGATTAAAACCGGCGTCGATAAATTTAGGGAGGTCGCCGGCAGCCAGTTTACCGGTACTCGCCGTTTCAGCGAACACATCGGTAAGCGCTTTCATTCGCCCTGAATCGCCCAGGGCCACATCGCCGAGCATTTTTAGCCCCGGTATAATATTCTCAGGTACTATTCCGGAAGCCAGCAGCTTCCTGCCGTCTTTAAATACATCATCACCCATCCCGTTGCGGTCCGCGAATGTATTGAGGTCGTTCTTTAGCTTACCTCCCTTTTTACCGCCCATGATTTCTATAGCATCGCCTTCTCTATCTCTGGACATTCCCTTTTCAATGAGGTCTGTCCCCAGTTCGAACATCTTGCCGATGCCTTTATCGAGCCAGTCCTTTACCTTGCTCTCCTTTTTATCTTTTTTGCCGCCTTCCGCTTTATCTTCTGTTTTGGAGAGATTGATACACT